AATGGCATCACTGCTTGCTATCGCGAGATGGTCGATGCCGGGATGTACGCCAACTTCCCGGGCGCGTTAATCGCCAAAGGGTCGGCGCGGCAGAACAACAACATCTTTCGCATACCTCCCGGCGGCACCGCTGAGATCGAGACAGGCGGATTGCCGATTCAACAAGTCGCGATGCCTCTGCCCTACAAGAGTCCGGACGCAGTTTGGACGAGCTTTGTGCAGGCGCTCAATCAGGAAGGCAAGAGCCTCGGCGGAACGGCCGAGATCATGGTTGGCGAAGGACGGCAAGACGCTCCGGTTGGCACCACGCTCGCTCTGATCGAGCAAGCGATAAAGCCGTTGCTAGCGACCCACAAGCGATTGTGCGCAGCGCAGAGCGATGAGTTGCAATTGCTGGTCGAGCGCTTCCGCGAAGACCCGGAGTCTTTCATTCGCGCTTCGCAAAAACTCAAGCCGAAGAAGAAGCCGAATCCGATGATGCCGTCGCCGATGAACTGGGACGAGCAATTGTTCCTTCAGGCGATCAACGAGAACACCATCGTCACCAAGGCGGACCCGAACACAGCCTCGCATTTGCAACGCATGCTGCGCAACGCCGCTCTTTATCAGATGGCGAAGGACGAGCCGCCGGCATTTAACACGCTAACGATTCGCCGCATGTGCATTCGCGGCATCGGCTTTGCGAATCCGGATCAGTTCTTGAATCCGAATCCGCAGCCTCCGCCGCCTGATCCGAAAGCGCAGGCCGCGATGATTGGCGCGCAAGCCGACATGATGGATGCGCAAACAAAGGCTGGCCAGTTGCAGCTTGACGCGCGCAATGCGCCGTTTGACGCGCAGCAAAAGCAGATGGAAGCGCAAGCCAAAGTAGCAACTTCGCGCATGGCGGTGCAGAAGCAGCAACTCGCGACGCACACCGCCGAGATTCAAGCGCGCAATGAAGCGCAGAAGCCGTTCGAAGCGCATCGACAGCGCAGTTTCGAAGGACAGCAGAACCAACTCGACCGTCAGGCCGACGCGGTGAAGCAGATGCGTGAGCAGCAACACGAAATGAATCTCGAACGCGGTGGTTGGGCGCACGAGGCGCAGCTTCATCAGGCCGATCAGCAACACGAACTCCATCAAGGCATGATGGAGCAGCAACATGAGCGCGCGTTAGGCGCGCAGCAGATGCAATTCGACGCCGCGATGGGTCAGCAAGATCGCCAGCATGAGCAAATGATGGGCGAGCGCAGCGAGATGCACGAGGATCAGCGCGCAGCTCGTGGTCAGCAACATGAAGCCGAGATGGATGCGCGCGGACAAGTACACGAAGAACGCATGGGCGCGCAGGAAAGAGAGCATGAGTCGGCGCTTGGTGCGCAAGAGATGCGCCATGAGTCGCGAATGGGCGCTGCCGATCATCGCGCCAAGCTTCGCGAGGTTGAAGCGAAGCCAAAGCCTGCCGCTCGAACGGCGCGAGCGCGCGGCGGCTCTGTGATGAGCGAGATGAAGACGCCTTTCGGTCTCGCGCGGCTCGCGCCGGATGGCCACCACTACGTGCAGCATCCGCGAACCGGGCAGTACTACCGGATTTCGCGCCGTGCCCATTGAAGACGGCAAACTATGAAGTGGCGAGACGTTCCAAACTTTCCAACATCGAATGTTGAAGAAGCGCAGCCTCTGTCATGGGTTGAAAAGGATGTATTGCAAGATAATCCGCAATTTACAGCCCCCCAACAATACAATAATTTGAGGTACATCTATCTGGATCAACATCCACTGACGCCGGAGCAGCAAGCGTGGACGAGCACAAACATGCCGGACCCATTGCCAACGACTCCGCTGGCAGACCCGGATGCAGCGCCCGATCCAAGCATATTGGCGCGACAGAGAATGCCGCCAACATCGGGGCGTGAACCTTGGTTTGGATTTCAGAGCGGTGGCGGCGTCACGGACCTCGGCTCGCCCGACGATTTCGAGGTCAGTCCTGTCGAAGGCAATCCGTTTGCCGAGTCGCCCGACAACTATGATGTCCAAGCGGTCGATCACGATCCGTTCGTGGGCGCTCAACAAGGCTTCTCTGGCCACATGTGGGCGACGCCGGAGCCCGGCCAGCCGGTCAGTCCACGCTATCTCTCAGAGCATGCGCCAAGTCTTACGCAAGGAGAGCCGGAGGCCGGCCGATGGCTGGGTGAAAAGGTCTATGGCTGGGGGCAATCGCTGGGGGCAACGCCGGAGCATGCGCAAGGCCTCGGCAATCTGGCCCAGTTTGGCTATGGATTCACCCCGCCCGGCTCGGCGGAGAGCGCATGGAGTTCTGCGCGACAGGGTGACTTCCCGGGCACGGTCTTTGGCATAGCTGGAGCACTCCCGATCCCCGGAGCGGCGCCAGAGCGCGGGATCGCGCGGGTGCTCTCGCCGCTCGGCTTCTACTCGCACGGCGCCGATGTCGCCGCCAATTTGCCGCAGGCCAAGGGAACCGTTCAGCAAGTGGTCTCCGCTCTGCGAAAGGCTGGCGTTAAGCCGGAAGAAATGCAGCGGAGCGGCGTGGGCGATATTCCCACGTCTTATGGTCCGCTCTTTGAGCATGCGGGGTTCGGGCAGCCCAAAATCGAGCGGCAAGCCGTCGTCGATATGTTCCAGCGGGGCCAGCCGCCATTGCAGGAGACGATGTTCCAGCGGCCCGATATGAGGGCGTTGAATGATGCCTCCGTCAATGCAGAAAGGCGCTGGAATATTGAGCGTCAACGCGGAGTACAGGATGCAAGAGAGTTGCGAGCATGGACTGAATATACCGATGCGGTCGACCGGGCAAACAGGGCGCAGTTGTTGGAGCTTCCGAAGTACGAAAAATACGTAGAGCCCGGCGGGGACAAAAATTATCGGGAAATCGTGATGCATCTGCCCCCGGGAGAGGGCGGCACCATGCCGATAAGCCCGGCCGAGTATTGGGAAAGGATGGGCGGCCGGGGGCGATGGGAAGACCTCACCGAAGGGCAGCAGCAGAATGTAATGGCCGAATGGCCCCGTACCCTTCAGGGCTATAGGGACCCTGATTTCCAATCTTCGCACTGGGATCAGCCGAACGTTGTCGCCCATCTCAGGTTAAACGACCGCACCGGGAGTCAGGGCGAGAAGCTTCTTCACATGGAGGAATTGCAGAGCGATTGGGGACAGGCTGTCAGGAAGGCGCAAAAGGTCGATCCGAACGCCCCTCGGGGGTGGGAATCGACGGAAGTCACAGCGGTGCCAGACGCCGCCCCTTATATTGGCACGACACAGGGCTGGACGGACCTCGGGCTGAAGCGCGCCCTGATTGAGGCGGCGCGCGGCGACTACACGCACCTCAGTTGGACCCATGGAGAGTTGCAATCGCGGCGCTGGCCCGGCCGTGAAGCTGGTCTCACAGGCTATTACGACAACATCGTTCCTACTCAGCTTTCCAAGCTGGCCAAAAAGCTGGACCCGAACGCGAAGATGGGGACTGTGAACAGCGGCGGCGGTCGATGGTACGTCCACGATCTCAGAACGAATGAGCCGTTCTCGTTGCATGAGTTCGATACGCCAGAAATGGCGGACATGTTCGCTGGGATGAACTCCCACACATCGGTGCAACAACAATATCTGCGGGCTCGCCAGACGCCGGGACGGACCTTCCCGGCGCTTGAGATCACGCCGCTGATGCGCGAGCGCATTCTGCAAGGCCTGCCGGCCTACGCTTATGGCGGACGGGTCGGATATCAGGATGGTGGCGCTCCGGCCACCCCGAACGAACTCGGTCATTTCCGCGCCATCGGCGATATCAGCCCGGAAGCCGACATTCCCCCGGAACAGGCCTATCCGCCTTCTCCGCTCCATAGCCCCGGGTGGGACGCGATGTCGCCAACCGCGCGCATGGGGCTTGGTTTTGCGAAGTCGGTTGTGGGAATGCCGGGCATGGTGGCGGACTATGCGCGTAGCGCCGGGCTTGGCCTGATGCGTGACATTCAGGGCATGGTCGATCCCATCTATGGTCGCGGGACAGTGAGTGATCCGGCTACGCAAGAGCATGTGCTCAACGTCGCGCGCGATGTCACCATGCTGCCGGGCATGGTGGCCGAAGCGCCGGAAGATGCGTTGACCGCCGGAGGCGCGCGCCGCGTGCGCCGCGCTGCGCCGTCGCGCCCTACCGAAACGACCACGTATGAGCCGGAAGGGCCCGGGACGACGCCGCTCACGGATGAACCGATGGCAAGCGCGGCTGAGAGAGCGCACAACCGGCCGCCAGCGCTTCTCCCCGCCTCGACAAAAGACGTCACCGGCTGGGCCAGAGCAGGACAGCCAGAGATCGTATGGAATCCGATCACGAGAGCTTGGGACAGAACCGGAGGAAGGACGACCGCGTTCGACCCTAACTTGACCTTATTCAGTCGCGAGGGCGCTGCTCAAGTGCCGAATGTGTCGCAGATTGATCTATCGCGTTACAATCCGCCGCGTGGCGTCCCGCAACGCACTCTCGACATCACCAGCAATCCAGAGGTGCGGGCGCAGCATCTGGCGCTTATCCGGCGCGGCCTCGCGATGTCTGGTGCGGCTTGGTATCAAACCGCGCCCTTGCGTGACGCCTTCATTCAGGAACTGGGGCCAGAGCAAGGCGCAGCCTCATTCCGCAATTTCATGGACATGGTCGCCGCCGCATCGCCGCAGCAAAAGGTGCCGGAGAATATCCGCACTGCCAGCTATTACTACTGGCTTAATCAGAACCGATTGCCAGTGCCGGAGCGCGGCGATAAGCCTCGAATTGCGTATGGCGGAGGGCAGCCGGTTTCTGCTCCCTACGGAGGCTTGGCGCTGTGGCAAATGAACGTCAATCGGGTAATGAACGAGGGCGGCTTTGATCCGCACGAGAATCCCAAGCCGCCGAGTTTCTCGCAGAACCTCCAAGGCAACTGGGCTCCTGCCACAGTCGACATGCATGCGACGCTGTTGCCAGCCATGCTTGCCCGACATCCGGATTGGTTGACGCCGGAAGGCAAGGCGCTCTACCAGAGCGGGACATCGATGGATGAGTTGGTGCAGAATCCGTCGCTGTGGGATTCGTCGCCGAAGAAGAACGAGTACCCGACGCTTGAGCGCTACTACAAGAGTCTGGCCGATGAACTGGGCATTACCCCAGCGCAGGTGCAAGCCGCCTCATGGGTCGGCGGCGGTCATATCACCGGCCTCGGCAGCGACGCGCAAAAGGACTTTATGAAGTTCGTCGAAGACCGGATCGCCAACACCGCCGCCAAGACGGGCCAGACGCCGCAAGAGGCGTTGCGAGGTTTTATTCGAGGCCGCCATCCACTACTGTCAATCGGGCCTTTTGCGGCAATGCCGCCCGCCGTCGCCGTTTATTCTCGCTTACGGCAGCAAGAAAGAGATCGTCAGCCAGAATATCATTAGGCATTTCCGGCCCCGAAGCGAACGGGTAGTTGGCGGGCAGATTCTGCCATTCTCGCCAACTCATGCGGGCGATCTCGATCCCGTTATTGAGCAGCCTGATCTCCCAGTGGTCGTTGCAGACCGACCAGCGTGTCTGTGTGGTGAAAGCCATTATCGACTCCTTGCATTACATGCAAGATATAAGCCTCTTTGCTCCAGAAGCAAATGGTGCCATAAACTCGCACCCATGAAAGGCTGGGACCGATGAAAGGTCCCCCGCCATGGGCGAACACTCTTCGAAGGCGTTCACGACCTCCAAACTTGGAAAAATGGAGGCGTCCGGCGCCGGACCACGCGGCACGTTCGGCGATAAAGCCGCGCACGCCGATGATTACGGGCGGGAAGCCGCCAAAACGAGCGACTCGTCGTGCTTCGCCTTGGGCGGAGCGGCGAAGAAGCCGTCCATGGGCCGCGCCGGCAGAGCGTCCGGCGGGCGGGTCGCCCGCGCCGAAGGCGGGAAAGTCCGCGACATCACCAAGGTCACTGACGCGGGTCCGTTGAGCTACGGCGACATGCCGTTCGTGAAGGATGATGGCCTGAAGAGGCCGTTCAAACCGCGTGCTAGCGGTGGCCGGGTTGGACGAGCCAATGGAGGCCGCAGCGAGGGCGCGCGTGACGCCGAAGATGAAGCGCGTGTCAGCAAGATGAGCGGCGCCGACAAAGAGGCCTACGCCAATGAGCAGCGCGGAGGCCGAATCTCCCGCGCCAAGGGTGGCCGCGCCAAGGGCAAGACCGTCGTCAACGTCATCGTCGGCGGGCGCGATAGGGATCAGCAGCAAGCGCCGCAGGCGCCACCACCCATGCCGATGGCGCCTCCGCCGCCACCCCCGCCCCCACCTCCGCCTCCCCGTCCTCCGATGCCCCCGCCGCCAATGGCTGGACCGCCGGGAGCGCCGATGGGTCCGATGGGAGCCCCTCCCGGCGGGATGCCGCCCGGACTGCCACCGGGTCTCGGTCGTGGCCTGCCTCCGGGGCTTGGCCGCGCGCGTGGCGGGCGCATCAACGAGAAATACGGCGCCGCGTCTGGCCTTGGCCGGATCGAGAAGACCAAGCGCGAGGGCCATGGCAAAACCGAATTGCCGGAGCGCCATTCCTGATGGACGCCACGTCAGTCTTCATCGGCCGGAAGCTGACCGAGTGGATCGACGCGAAGAAGGCGGCGAATGAGCACGTCATCAAGCGGGGCATGGCGTCCGACTTCCCCGACTACAAGTACCGCGCTGGCTACCTGTCGGCGCTCGATGATGTGCTTGAGGAGTTGAAGCACATCGACAACGAGGAGGAGACAAACCACTTTGCCCGCGCATCGTAGAATCTTGACCATTCACCTCGAAGACCCCGCCGCTGTGATCTGGCAGGACGTGAGAGAAGACCTCCCGAAGGTCACGCCGATGAACCAGCAAGTTCTGGTCGCCAACTACGTCCGACCGGCAACGCACACGGTGGGCGGCGTTGAGATTGCGGAGGAAGCGGTCGACGAGGATCGCTATCAGGGCAAGATCGGGATGGTTCTAAAGAAAGGTCCGATGGCGTTCGTGAGCGAAGGGGCCATTCAGTTCCATGGGCAGGACGTTGAGCCCGGCGATTGGGTCGTCTACCGCGCTAGCGAAGGCCTCAAAGGCATGATTGGCAACCGCGAGGTCCGGTTCATCGCCGATGTCCACATTCGAGCGAAAATCGCGCACCCAGATGCGGTGTTTTAAGCCTCCGAGGACGATGAAATGGCCAGAGAGTCGAGTGATCCCGAACAGCAGAGCATGTTTGGAAGCCTTTCGGAGGACAATGATACCCCTCCAGAGGAGCGTTTAGAGCCAAAAACAGTCGTTATTGGCGGCGAATCTGTCCGAAAGGGAGATAAAAAGGTCGAACCGGAGCGGGGCGGCGAAGGCGGCCTCGATTCTCCTATGCGTGCCTCGCCGGAACCTCCGCGAGAGGACCCGGGCGTCACAGAACTCAAGCGCCAACTGAACAATCAGCAGCAAATTACTGCCCGGGTGGCCCAAGTGGCTCAAGATGAGCATCAGGCCCGGGTGTATGCCGAAAGAGGCCTCGCAACATCCAATCTATCGATGGTCGACCAAGCCATCGAGGCCGGCCAGAGGGCTTCCGAACAGGCCAGAGTGGCTTTTCAGGCGGCGTTGGACCGGGGCGACCACAAACGGGCTTCCGAGGCGCAGATTGCGATAGCTGATAGCCGTGCCAACCTCTTGCGTCTGATGGAGATGCGCGAAGGCCTCGCGCAACCAGAGCCACAGCGGCAACAACCGCAACCGCAGCCGCGTCAGGCTCCTTCACCTCAATATCTCGATCCGACGCAGCAAATGCAGGCCAACGTCCAGAATCTCTCTAGCCACCTAGACCGAACAGGCTTTCCGAAGAGTGCCGCGTGGATCAGAGCCAATCCAGAAAGGGTCAAAGACCGAGACGCGATCAACAAGGTCGATGGCGTACACTCGTATCTCACCAACACACTCGGTCTCATCCCGGAAACGCCCGACTATTTCGACCGGCTGGACGAAGAATTGGACCGCGCAGAAAGCGGCGAACGGGGCAAGGAGATAGTTCGCGAAGGCACCCGGTTGCGTCAGATGGAAGCGGGGATCAAACCGCAACCGCGCAGCTACGCGGCTCCTTCGCGCTCGGAAGCGCCGAGTTACCGCACTGGCCATACGCGCGGTGTGGGCGTGCATCTGACTGCCTTGCAGCGCGAGCACGCCCACAATGTCCTCGGCATGACCGATGAGGAGTACGCCGAATCCCTCCTCGATGCGCGCGACAGGGGAAAACTTTTGGGAGCTAGAGCATGAGCATCAACGACAGCGACGACTCTCCCTTCGTCATGGGCAATCGGCCCAACTATCGCAATAAAGATGAAGAACGCGAAGGCGTAACAGATCACATGGAGCGCGCACGCCGCAGAATGGCGGATATTCGCGCGCTAAACGGCGACTTAGACAGTGACGACAGCGATATATACGCTGACCGTTTCTATGCGGAAGCGCCTCCGGGCTGGAGCTATGAATGGAAGACCCATACCGTCTTCAATAAAGAGTTCCCCCACTACACCAATTTACTGATGCGCAATGGCTGGAGTGCGGTCCCATCATCGCGCCACCGTGAACTTCTCTGGCCCGGATACACCGATGAGGCGATCATTATCGACGGTCTCATGCTGATGGAGCGACCAAGGGAGTTGACAGACCGTAGGAGAATGCGCGAGATTAGAAAGGCCACCGATCAGGTACGTGATTCAGAGGCTAAGTTGGCGGAGGCTCCGGCCGGGACTGCGCCACGCGATGGTCACCGAAAAACGATGCCCCGGGTGGGTTCCACCGTTGGGCCCATAGGCGTTCCCGACTGACGACGGTAGGCTTGGATGCGGCGCTCGTGTCCAAGCTTGGCAGCATACCTGTCATCGTCCGGCGCTCGGTGATGACGACCCCTCTCAACCCGCAAATGCGGAAGGGATCGTCATGGCCAATGCAAATGCACCTTTCGGTTACGCCGACTCTCATCGCCTCGGCGCCGCAGTCAACTACCAGATGTCCCGTCGCTGGATTCTAGCGACCAACAATAGCCCCATTTTCACTGGCGATCCGGTCCTCCAATTGTCGACCGGCTATATCGCTGCGCCGACTGCGCCCGGTGCGGTCCAGATTGCTGGCATCTTTGTCGGCTGCGAGTACATGAGCGCCTCCTCGAAAAGATGGGTAGCCAACGCTTACTGGCCCGGTAGCGACGCTGTTGTCTCTGGCACCGGCTTCGATGTCTTGGCGAAGGTGATTGACGACCCGCTTACTGTCTTCCGCGTGCAGGGGAATGGCCAGATTACGATGGCGATGGTCGGCATGAACGGCCAGTTTGCCATGGGCTCTGGCAATACCGTCACCGGCAAATCCGCATACACGCTTGATGTCGTGACCAACGTCCCGGCCGTCACCACCACCTTCCCGTTCCGCATCATCGATTTGGTCCGCGATCCTCCGGGTTCGCAGGGCACCGATCTGACCACCCCGTACAATTGGGCGTATGTCACGTTCAATAATCAGGACTACAAGTCCCTGACGGGTATTTGATCGTAGAGGAGAAGTACAATGGCCGTATCGGTCTCGCAAGCCTACGATCTCCTGTTCCCGGGCCTGCGTAAAGTAGCCGGTCAATACAAGGACCTTGATCGGCTGTACCCAAAAATCTATCATGTCGACAAGTCATATATGTCCGTCGAGCGTACAGCCTCGATGCGATATCTCGGGCTTGCAGCATTGAAGAATGAAGGCGGCCCGACTACATTTGATAATCAGGCCGGTGAGCGTTATGTCTACAATCAATACCATAAGGAAATTGGTCTTGGCTATGCATTCACCAGAAAGATGATCGACGATAATCTGTATAAAAGACAATGGCAGCCATCTAATCTTGGGCTTCAGAAGTCGTTCAACCAGACAAAAGAAATCTATGGCGCGTATGTACTGAACAGTGCGACCGTTTATGATCCGACTATCCTTGGCGACCAGCAGCCCTTATGCTCGCTAAACCATCCTGTCGACACGGGCGTCATTCCCAACAGATTCGCCGTCGACATGGACCTGAATGAGGCCGCGCTTCTCAACGCGCAGGCGTCGATCCGTGGCCAGTTCAGAGACAACGCCGGGCTGCGCATGCAGGCCCGCGCCAAGAAGCTGGTCGTTCCTATCGCGCTTGAGCCGGTCGCGATACGCCTGCTCAAGACAGTATTGCGCCCCGGAACGTCAGATAACGACATCAACGCAATTCCTGAGACAAGTGGAGGCATCCCTGATGGTCATCTAGTCCATGACTATCTGACCTCACCGACAGCATGGTTCGTGTTGACCGATCAAGAAGGACTGCTTTATCTTCAGCGCGTAAGCTTTGAATTAGATATGCAAGTCGATTTTACCACGGACAACTTGTTGGTTAAAGGTTATGAACGGTATAGTTTCGGGTATTTCGACTTCAGATCGATCTGGGGTTCTTTCCCGACTATGTAACTACTGAGGAAAGACTATGGCCAAAGAAACA